GGACGTTGTTGAGCACCTTCTGGGCCTGCTCGATCATCGCCAGGATGGTGCCGACGGGGATTTCGGCCTTGCCTTCGTTGGCCGGCAGTTCGGCGGTGCCGCCGCTGCGCTGGCCGGTCTGCACCATGTTATCGACCAGGGCCATCAGAGCTTGAGACGGCGGCTGGTAAGGAAGTGGCATAATCGCCTGATTGATGGGAAGACCGCCCGTCTTGACGAGGACGCCGCCGCCCGGCGGTACGCGGAAGATATTCGTGTTCTGTCTGGCTCCCGTATCAGCCATGAGAAAGCCGGGAAAGTTGTTAAACATTCCAGCGTCCAGCAACTCGCGCCAAGCAGCAGTAACAGCGTTGGTGGTATTGCCCAATATATGAAGGAGTCCGATATCGTAGAAGCCGAGGCCCGGTACGTAGGTATATTTGACGAATGTCTCTCTAGCTTCAGGAAGCTCCTTCGTGTCCTCATCGTAGTTTCTGACGACCGAGAGGATTTTGCGGCTGGAGAGGTCGATGGTGACCCGGTACGGGATCTCAAGGCCCGAAATCTTGCCTTTGTACTTGTGCTCGTAGCCTTTGAGATCGAGTTCGCAATAGCACTCGTAGATCTCGCGGTCACGGTCGTCGGGCCTCGTGGTGTTGGTCTGGATCCCTTGCTGGTTTTTAGCCGCCTCCTGCGCAGCGTCGAGCGTCTGCGGCTTGGGCGTATCGAGGTCGATGTCGCGATAGGCGCCGATTATCTGCATGCGCCTGACCGTCGAGGGCCGCATCATAGATCGATGGGTAACACGCTTGGCGTTGGCGAGGTCGGTGGCGGCGTCGTTGACGATGAGGTCGTTGGCGTCAACCGATTCAGAAACTGGCCGATTACGCAGCGGGCAGTTGTACACTTTCTTGAATGCCGTGCCGCCAAAGCCCAGCAGAAGGAACATCTTGTCGGTGTCGGGATAGTATTCGGTCGCAGTGACAGTGAGATAATGATTGAGGTCTTTTTCAAGGGCGGTCGCCAGTGCGTCACGAGGGAGATTGGAGTTGCTGCCGTCATCGCGGATCTTGATCGGCCCGTCGGTGGGCAGCATTTCGGAGCGGCAGTTGGCTTGAAAGCGGAGCACCGCCTCCTGCAGCAGCGGATGCCGCACTTTTGACATGCCGTCCACCGGGGCGCCGTCCGCCGCCGACTGCAAATTGGGGATCTCGATCTTGAGGCCGAGCAGCTTGATGCCCTGGGCGCGCTCTTCGATCCAGTCGTTGCGGCTGGTCAGATCCTCGTCGATCCCGCGCAGCAAATCGTCGGCAATGCCGCTCAGATCGTCTTCCGGAAGCTTTTCGGCCAGGTTGGCGAACCAGCCTGTGTTCTGCTCTGGCTTATCGACCAGCGATTTGCCATCAAGCGAGACAGTGACGCTGCCGTCGGCATGCTCGATCTTGATGACAGCGCCGGCGTCGTCCATTTCGGGGACGCCGGGAGGCTCGTGAACGTCATGCTGGATGGAGACGCCCGGAGAAATGGCCGGCGGGGCGCCGCCATTGGTCTGGCGGATGTTCAGGGGCAAGCCCGGCACCAATGGCATGGCGCATCCTCTCTGGAAAAGCAGAAGGGACTATAACGCCTATTTCAAATATCGCCAATGTCGGGCATCGGCGTCTTGTCATGGGCCTTTTGGAACCGTTTCATGCCCTCGCGGGCCGCTTCATCCTCATCGTTGGCGATGATGGTGTATTCGGCCTTGGCCGGCGGATCGCCGCCCTCGACATGGACGTCAAACAGGTGTGAGGGTCGCCCGCCAGGCAGCGGGTGATTATCGACAGTGGCCTTCATCATGAAACTCATTTTCGTAATCCTCGAAATGAGCGGCGCGCTCGTCGCGCCGCCCCTTGTTGTAGGAGAGGCGGCTGACAAGCAGCAGGATGAAAACCGAAATGGCGATATCGAGCGGCGTCATAGCCCCTTCAGTTCGTTGCGGAGGACGTAGCCCTCCAGCGGCCAGATCTTGCGGCGGGCGTCGTCGAAGGAGATCCGCCTGGCGATGGTTTCGTCAAAAGTGAGCGGAGAAGAGCAGCCGGCCTCGCCAATGACATGGTAGCCATTGGTCAGTTCGATGGCGCAGATCATGACGGTGGAGTCGGGAAATTGATAGTATTTCACCCGCACGATGCGCTTATCGATGATTTCGGGCGTAATTCGGGGTATGGTCTGCTCTTCGGCTGCTCTGCTCATGGTTTGTTCCTTGCCTTCGTCAAGCCAGATCCACTTGTTGGTGGCTGCGTGGTCATAGTGGTATTCGCCGGCGTGGCCGTCGTTGTTCGACGCCAGCAGCACTTTCACGTCCTTGTCCCAGGTCAGGCCCCGGTCATTCAGGGGACCGCCGACGCAAACGCCATTGAGGATTTTGCTCATTTCTTGCCCTCGTGGTGTAGCTCGACCCAGTTCCAGTGTCCGGTCCCGTCATTGCAGTATTCATTGCCGTCGGGGGCGCAGACGAAGCGCGATCCCGCCGTCAATGGCAGGCCTTTCCACGGGCCGTCGCGGCAGACGCCGGTCCATAGCTTGGTCGTCTTGATGGGTTCGGGCCTGAACGGGGTCACGGCACAACTCTCCAATCCTGGGCCAGCATGTCGGATTGGCTCGCCAGCCAACCCATCAGGATTTCGCCGGTCGCCGTCTTCATGATGAAGCAGGGCAGGACGGTAACTCTCCCATCGGGCTGGGTTTTGGCGTAATCGCGGGCGACCTTCGACCAAAGCTGCTCGTGGTAGACTACGCGCGGTCCCTCCACGCCCGACAGGGCGATCCACATATCCTTGCCGTTCCAGCCCTCGCGCTGGACTTTGCAGCCGGCCCGCATTTGCAGGATGGCCGTGCCAAAATCCATGCTGTAGGGATTGATGGACGTCATACGGTCGTTCTCAACTACGGTCATGGCGCAATGCTCCAGTCTCTGGCCAATACGTCAGCTTGGGAGATAGTCCAGATGGTCATTTCGCCGTTGGCCAGCGTCATGTAAAGACACGCCGGCGCGCCGTCGGGAAAGCGGGCCTCGACCCATCTGCCGCTCCACGCCTTGCGCTGAATGCGGTGGCCCTGCTCCAATTGGAGAAGCGCGGCGCCGAAATCCATGAAGCGGACCTGGTTGGGATGAATATTGGTCGCGGTGACGCCCTCATTGCCGCTGGCGATGTGAGTGAAGCCCTCGCCAAAGGCGGCGACGTGCTCAAGATCGGGCATTAAGAGAGGAGGAGCTTCCGCCAGCTTCCTTTGGAGGTCGCCGGTCGATGGCGACAGGTAAGAAGGAGGCCCGGCCAGCGGAATGCCCTGCATGCCGGGGTCTTGGGGGTCGAATACGTCGAAATCGCCGGGCCGGCGGTGCGATCCGGCCACGGAAGGGTGATGGTGGAGCACTTCAGCGCCCCCGGTGGGGTGCGTTTCGTCCAAAGCAGCCTGAATCGAGGGTTTGATGCGGCTCGACTTATGGACCTGGTGCTCATGTTCGGTCTTTTTAGTCATTTTTTGCTCTCGTGCATGTCGCGGTGGGGGTGTTTTTCGGTCTTTTCATCGTGTTTTTCGTGTTTTTCAGGGGTTTTTGGGGCTGGAATCGGCTTTTCCGGAGCCTTCTCCGTCACGGACGTGGGGTTATTGCGAAAAAACATGACTTTTCTCCCTTTTTCAGCCTGGATAGAGCGGCTCCAGCGGCCTGGTGCGGCCATACTGGACTTCCTCGTTCATTTCCGCCAACCTTTCGTCGGACCGGGTCAGCAATCCGCAGTCGCGCAGGTGGCGAATCGCCTGTGATGTGGTGTCGGTAAGATCGTCATGCAGCGCCTTGGGGAAGGAAGCCACTTGCCTGATCACCATTTCCGCCCATTCCTTGTCTGGAGCGTAGACCATGCCTTCCGCAAACAGCGGCTGAACACTGTACAGCCGAGCAAGTTTATCCTGGTTGCCTGGATTGATCAGGTGAACCGCCCATGGCTCATGTCCGTAAAGACGGCGCATCTCCTGCGCGACCGATATGCCGCTCGCCTTGGCCTCGACCAGCAGGCGGTCAACCTTCAACTTCTTGCAATGGAGGGCCACCTTGGCGACCAGGTCGGAAAGACTGAGGCGCTCGGTCCAGGCGTACATCAAAATGACGCGCGGCGCGGCGTCGAGGTGAGTGGAGGCGCCGCCTTCAGGCATTTCCTTCGGGTGACCGTAGCGATCCACCAGCCTGGTGGCCTGGTTGCGGGTGTCGCCTGAAAACACCCCCCACACCGTCATGGCGCTGGGGTCGTTCTCCTGCTTCAGACCGTAGGCGGTGTCGATGGAGGCGATAATAAAGTCGAG